ATGCGGTGGACTACGATGATTCCCGCTTCAATTCCATCACCGTTGAAGAAGTTTTCGAGGTTGAAAACTGACCCAAAATTTTTTACAATGGAAGTGTCTTTTAGGACACGAACCATTTTTGAAAGTTCACTTTCAAGCCGGGGCGAAAGCCCCGGAATGGCCCCAAGTGAAAGCCTTCCCGTGGCGGGGCTGATAAGGCGGAAACGCTGACAGATTTCACAAAAGCTGAAAGGATGTGAGTTGATGATCTTCTATGATTTTGAGGTTTTCCGGTATGACTGGCTGGTTGTCCTGATCGACCTGAACGCCCGAAAAGAAACCGTGATTATCAACGATCCCGACAAGCTGAAACGCTTCTATGAGGAACACAAGGGTGTGATTTGGGCCGGTTACAATTCCCGGAACTATGATCAGTACATTCTGAAGGCCATTTTGTGTGGGTTTGATCCAAAGCCTGTGAATGATTGGATCATTGCAGAGGCTAAACCCGGTTACAGATATTCAAGCCTGTTCAGGGAATACCCGCTGATCAATTATGATGTGATGCCGAACCCGCCAATCAGCCTGAAGGCGCTGGAAGCGTTCATGGGCCATTCCATAAAAGAAACTTCTGTTCCCTTCGACATTGACCGGCCTTTGACTGAAGCAGAGTTGGCCGAAACGGTCAAATATTGCCGCCATGATGTGGAACAGACAGTGGAAGTGTGGCTACGGCGGAAGGAAGATGAGTAATTCCCCCCTTGCAACCTATACCCGGATCACGAAAAACAAAACCAGCCCCCGGAACCATGCCATTGACACCATCACGATTCATTGTATCGTTGGGCAATGGACAGCAAAACAGGGGTGTGATTATTTCGCCACCACAGACCGGCAATGTTCTGCCAACTATGTTGTTGGTAAGGATGGTTCCATTGGCCTTTCCGTGGATGAAAAGGATCGTTCTTGGTGTTCCAGCAACGGCACCAATGACAACCGGGCAATCACCATTGAAGTTGCTTCCGACACCACCCACCCTTACGCCGTCACCGCCAAGGCTTATGCGGCCCTGTTGGATTTGGTAACGGATATTTGCAAGCGGAACGGGATCAAGAAGTTGGTTTGGAGTACAAACAAGAATGACCGTGTGAACCATCGGAACGGATGCAACATGACCGTTCATCGTGACTTCGCCAACAAAGCCTGTCCGGGGGAATATCTTTATTCCAGACACGGGGGGATTGCCGCAGAAGTCAACAGAAGGCTTCAGGGCGCTTCCAATGGTGGTGGGGTAGTAGTTACACCCCCCAGCGTAGAAAAGCCCACAGGCGGCACCACAGGGGCCACCGTGACCCCTTACCATGTGCGGGTGAAGATCACCAACCTGAATATCCGTAAAGGCCCCGGCACAAACTACGGTGCAACCGGCTACATCCAGCCCGGTATTTATACCATCGTGGCTGAAAGCACCGGCAAAGGTGCGGCCAAGTGGGGCAAACTGAAAAGCGGTGCCGGGTGGATTTCCCTTGACTACGCCACTAAAACCTGACCATGAGAAAAGGCCCTTCCGGTTCAAGCTGGAAGGGCCTTTTTTGCGTGTTTCTACTATGTTACTAATAACCCCGATTTCACCGAACTTCAAAGGGCTGAAATGTTCAGTATTTGGGCGTTTCAGAGCGTTGCAGAGTAGAAATATTTATGGTAAAATATTTGAATCTATCCCCCGCCCTCAGGAAAGGAGCCGCGCGATGCTGAAAAAAGCCTATGTCGAGATCACAAACCGCTGCAACCTCGCCTGCTCCTTCTGCCCCAAGACGAAGCGCGAGCTGCGCACGATGAGCGCACAGGAATTCGGCCTCGTCCTCTCGCGGCTTGAGGGGTATGTGCAGTACGTCTACCTGCATGTGATGGGCGAGCCGCTGCTGCACCCCGAGCTGCCGACGCTCCTCGCCCTCGCCAAGGCGCGGGACATGAAGATCTGCATCACGACGAACGGCACGCTGCTCCAAAAGCGTTCCGATGAGCTGCTTGCCGCCGAGAGCCTGCACAAGATCAGCGTCTCGCTCCACAGTTTTGAGGGCAACGACGGCGCGGACGAGCAGGAGCTTTCTTACCTGACACAGGTCTGGAACTTTGCTGAAAAGGCCGCGAAAAAACGCGTCATCGTCGCGCTGCGCCTCTGGAACGACGGCGGCGCGGATGCGCGCAACGGCGAAATTCTCGACTTTCTGCGCTCCCGCACAGGCGATAACTGGCCCGAGATGCGAAACGGCAGCTTTCTTCTGCGCGACCACCTGTATTTGGAGCGCGCGGGCAAGTTCGACTGGCCTGATCTGAGCGCCGGCGAATCCGGTGCACAGTTCTGCTACGGCCTGCGCGACCAGCTCGGCGTGCTTGTCGACGGCACGGTCGTGCCCTGCTGCCTCGATCACGAGGGCGATGTGGCGCTGGGGAACCTCTTCACTCAGCCGCTTGACGAAATTCTGAACTCCCCGCGCGCGTGTGCTCTGCGCGAGGGCTTCTCCCGGCGGAAGCCTGCCGAAGAGCTCTGCCGCCGCTGCGGCTTCGCCGCGCGCTTCAACAAATGATATGATGACAGAACATTGGGAAAACTTAAATGCCCTGACCGCGCCGCTGCTCACGTGGTATGACTTAAACGGCCGCACGCTGCCATGGCGCAGCGTCGTCACGCCGTACCGCACGTGGGTCTCGGAGATCATGCTCCAGCAGACGCGCGTGAGCGCCGTCATTCCGTACTTCGAGCGCTTCATGGCAGAGCTGCCCGACGCTGCGGCGTTAGCCACCGTGCCGGAGGAACGGCTCTTGAAGCTCTGGGAGGGGCTCGGCTACTACTCGCGGGCGCGGAATCTGCAAAAGGCGGCAAAGGTCATCGTCTCGGACTTTGGCGGCGAGTTGCCGCGCACTTGTGCAA